GGCGACTACACCGTCGGGGTGAAGATCTCACACGACCCGGACTCTGGGATCTTCATCGTCGAGGACGTGCAGCGCGGGCAGTGGGGCCCGAACGACTCCGACGCGACGATGCTATCAACGGCCAAGCTCGACGGCCGCCAGTGCTCGCAACGCGAGCAAAAGGAGCCCGGATCGGCCGGTGCCATGGTGATCGCCAAGAGAGCCAAGGATCTCGTCGGGTACGACTACGGCCCGTCTCCGACCACGGGCGACAAGGTCACGCGGGCGCGGCCGTACCGGGCACAGTGCGAGGCTGGCAACGTGTACCTGAAGCGGGCGCCGTGGAACGCCGCCTTCGTAGCCGAACATGAGATCTTCCCGAATGGCCGGAACGACGACCAAGTGGACGCCGCAAGCACGGCGTTTAACGAGGTCGTGACGGGTCCGAGGCCGATCAAGACCGCCCGCGCCGTCTGGGGCTGAGGTGACAATCAATGGAACGTGGAATGCGTGGTATAATGCAATGTGACAATGCTATCAGTAGGACTGGTAGCATTGACGTGATCTCGCGCCAAGGTGGCGCGCCTTGTACCCCAAAGGAGTCAACTCACCAGGTGAGCGCATAAAATGCCTGTCTCCAGTCACCACAAAGAGTACGACGCCTTCGAGGACAAGTGGGCACGTTGCCGAGACTGCTACGACGGATCCGACGCCGTCAAGGCTCAGGGCGAGAAGTACCTCCCGTCCCTCGACTCGCACAAGACGCAGAACGGCAAGGCATCCTACGAGGCGTACAAGACCCGTGCGCTGTTCTTCAACGCCACGGGCCGGACCGTCGACGGCTTCGCCGGCGCCGTGTTCCAGAAGGAGCCTGTCCTCAAGCTCACGCAAGAGGCTCCGCCTAGCGTACAGGTTGAAATAGGCCCTGACGGTCAGCCGCTCCCGCCGAAGCTCGGCCCGGATGGAAAGCCGCTCGCGGAGAAGCTCGGCCCGGATGGAAAGCCGATAGAAGAACTCGGTCCGGACGGCAAGCCGCTCACGGAGAAGCTCGGCCCGGATGGAAAGCCGATAGAGGACGAGGACGAGGACGAACTCGGCCCTGACGGCAAGCCGATCGAGGACGAACTCGGCCCTGACGGCAAGCCACTTCCGAAGTTCGAGGAAGAAGCAGAGCCGCAGCAGAAGCTGGGCCCTGACGGAAAGCCCATCCCCGCGCTCGACGAGAACGGTGAGCCGGTCCTCGACGAGAATGGTGATCCGACGTGGGAGATGGAGGATGCGGAGGCGGAAGCCGACGCGGAGCCCAAGCAGAAGCTCGACGAGAACGGCGAGCCGATCCCCGTCCTCGACGAGAACGGCGAGCCGAAGCTCGACGAGAACGGCGAGCCGGAGTATGAGATGGAGGCACCCGCGCCCAAGGCGTTTGGCGGCGCGCCAGGCAAGCCTCCGCTCCCGAGGGCACCCGAAGCGGCTCCGAAGAACCCGATCCTGAAGCACATCGAGGACATCACGCTTACAGGTCAGGCTCTAGACCAGTTTGGATTCGAGGCGTTGCAGGAGATTCTCACCACAGGCCGTTACGGGATCCTAATCGACATGGCTGATACGGAACTTCGCGACAAGCAGCGTCCGTATTGGGCTGGGTACGAGGCCGAGTCGATTATCAACTGGACGACCGACCGCATCGAGGGAGAGGAGACGTTGACTCGCGTCATCCTGTGCGAACAGGGAGAGGTCGAGGACCCACAGGACCCTTTCGTCGTCGTCGAGGAGGAGCAGTTCCGCGTCCTGTCTCTCGAAGACGGCATCTACACTCAGACGCTGTGGGCGAAGGGCGCCGCAAAGCGCGACGCTAACGAGGCGAAGCTGGAGAAGCAGAAGGCTCAGGCCAAGGCGTCGGGCGAGTTCGTGCCTTATACCGAAAAGGAACAGCAGACTCTCTATAGCGGGGAGCCGACGGCGAGGGCCGAGGCACCGATCCTGCTTCAGCCAAAGGCTGGAGACGACTGGGCCATCATCGAGAAGATCACCCCTGTTCGCAGAGGCAAGCCTCTCGACTTCATCCCATTCTACTTCGCCAATGCCACAGGCGCTCAGTCCCGTATCTCCAAGCCGCCGCTCCTTGACCTAGTGGACCTGAACCTGAGCCACTACCGCACGATGGCGGACCTTGAGCACGGTCGGCACTTCAGCGGCCTCCCGACGCCGTGGATCTCGGGACCCGCGACCAACGACGCGAACGAGATTCAGCTCGGCCCATCGGGCGTCCTGATCCTAGAGAAGGGTGGCAGCGCGGGCATGCTGCAATCCTCGACGACGTTCCCGTCTCTCGAGACGGCGGACGAGCAGAAGCGCAAGATGATGGCCGTCCTTGGCGCACGACTTCTCGAAGAGCAGGCGTTGGCGCAGGAGACTTTCGGCGCCGTCGGCATGCGCCACTCAGGCGAGCAGGCGGTCCTTCGCACGATCGTTCAGGTGCTCGAACAGCAGCTCACCAAGGCGCTCCGCGTTCACGTCTGGTGGTTGGGGACGGAGAAGGCTCCGGTGGATCTCGACTACGTTCGGATCGAGTTGAACAAGGACTTCTTCGCGGTCCGGATGCAGCCACCCGAACTCGCGGCTCTTCTCGCTGCGCTGCAAGCTGACGGCATTTCGTACAAGACCTTCTATCACAACCTGTCGATCGGGGGCATCACGAGGCCGGGTGTTACGGAAGCCGAGGAGCAGGAGGAGATCGCGAACAAGCCGGACGCTCCGGCTGCCGCGATGCCGAACGCAACGGACCCGGGGGTGCTGAACAGCATGATCTACAACGACCCCGACGGTAACCCTTTGCCGAATCCGATGGCGAACCCGAACAGGGGAGTCCCCGGGGCGCCGTTGCCCCTTCCGAAGAAGACACCGCCGAAGGGCGTGGTTCCGCCTGGCCTCGCGGCATCAGCAGCAGCGGCTAAGGCCGCTGCGGGCCGTCGGCGCTGATGGGCATCAAGATCCTGGCCGGACTCCCGACATACGACGGGACGCGGTACAATAGTTCAGCGCTCGGCAGCCTAAAACTGGCCGGGGTGAGTACGTTCGAGTGTGCGTCGTCGCTGCTCGCGGCGGCGTTCAACAGGTGCTGGGCCAAGGCGCTCAACTCGCGGGCTGATGGCGTGACGCACTTCTTGCTGCTGCACGCCGACGTCATCCCGGTCGAGGACACTTGGCTGCAAGAGCTGTTGGAGGAGTTCGAGGCGAACAAGTGCCAGGTGCTTTCGGCAGTCATCCCCGTCAAGGCGGCGTCGGGGATCACCTCGATAGGCTGGGAGACCGAGAACATCTGGCGCCCGCGCCGGCTGACGCTTCGTGAACTCCACGACCGTTCTGTGACGTGGACGCACCCGAAGCTGCTCGTGAACACTGGGATGTTGCTCGTGGACTTCCGACAGCCATGGGTTGAGAAGATCGCATTCACGATAAACGACCGGATCAGCTTCGAGGGCGGGAGATGGGCCGTTGACGTGGAACCCGAGGACTGGAACTTCTCGCGCCAGTGCCGGGCGCTCGGCGTTCCGGTGCACGTGACGCGGCGGGTGGCACTGAGTCACGTCGGGGCTGCTGCGTACCGCAACGACTTCGCGTGGGGTCAAGCACACGACCCGAACACGCCGGAGCCCGTCGACTGGGATGGCGACCGCGTCGGGATCAACGTGAGCACTGGCGACGTCGATGATGCGATATTCGGCGGGGTCAACCACCCAGCACCGCCACCGGAGAGATGAAGGAACGATGGCGATAACGATGAGCCGTGGTGATTTCGACGACGTAGTAGTAGAGGACGGCTACAAGCACAAGGTCGTGCAGCGCGCGGGGCAGTTCCTCGTGATGGAGAAGGGCCGGCGGTGGCCGGTACTCTACGGAGACCACGGCTCGACACGCGACAGCCGCGACCAGGCGCTCGCGCACTTCCGGTCGCTCGAACGGCCGTACTACGTGGAGGAGTAGGCGTCAGATGCTGTCGCCGCTCTACAGTTCGCTCGGCCCGCTCGGGCGCAAGTACGGCGGAGGTCCGTTCGGC